AACGAGAGCAGTGCAAAGGAAAAAGCAAAATCTTTTTCCTTTCAATGCCGAGTGAAAGTAACTTCGACCGAAGGTCAGAGTTACGAATTAACGAGAGCAGTGCAAAGGAAAAAGCAAAATCTTTTTCCTTTCAATGCCGAGTGAAAGTAACTTCGACCGAAGGTCAGAGTTACAAATTAACTGGCAAAGCACAAAGCAAAATGGGTAAATTTCGGCTTTATGCTTGCGAGCAGAAGCGCCCCTAAGTGCACGCCCGACTCGACAAAGCCACACGACTACGCCTTCCGCACAAAAAAGCATGAATATATTTGGCACTTTCCACGCTTATTCGTAACTTTGAAGCGCAAACAACACGCACGCATGGAAAAGCACAACATTATCAATTATCAGTACTACACGTCGCCGTGTGGCGAGTTGGTGCTCTATTCCTTCAATGGACGCCTGTGTATGTGCAACTGGGAGGACAGTCATGACCAGAGTTCGGCCAGCCTGGCCTTGCGTCGCGAACTGAAAGCCGACTTCGAACAGAAGCCCACGGCCGTGATACTCGAGGCGCGCCGTCAGCTCACTGCCTATTTCCGGCGAAAGAGCGAAACGCTGAAGGTTCCCCTGCTTCTCGTTGGCACCGAATTCCAGAAACGAGTCTGGAAGTCGCTCACAAAGATTCCTTATGGGAAAACCATCACCTACGGCGACCTGGCCCGAGAGTTGGGTGTTCCCACGGCCACACGTGCCGTGGCCAAAGCCTGTAGCGAGAACATACTCTCGCTATTTCTCCCATGCCACCGCGTGGTGGGAAAGAACGGACAACTACAAGGCTACAGCGGGGGACTCGACGTAAAAAGATTCCTCCTCGACCTCGAGGACAACACGCTCTTCATGCCCGAGTTTACCCCACAAGAGAAGGAAAACGAGAGCTAAACTTTACCCCTAAAGAGAAACTTTTCGTTGTTGGACGAAAAAAAACACAGAAATACTTGCAGAGTATTCAAAAATGATGTACCTTTGCACCGCATTTGGGACGAAACCCTGTCGCAAGCGACATCAAGCGCGATGTAGAAAGGAAGTTTGGGTGAGTGGCTGAAACCACCAGTTTGCTAAACTGACGTGCGGGTTACCGTACCGGGGGTTCGAATCCCCCAGCTTCCGCCAGGGAATCTCGGATGCAACTATGGCGCTTTCGTCTAGCGGCTAGGACACATGCCTCTCACGCATGGAACACGGGTTCGATTCCCGTAGGCGCTACTAAAAACAAGGTTGGGCAGCACGTAAGTGACTGCCCAATATCGTTTTGGGAGGATATCGGAAAAAAAACGAAAGCCCAAACGGGACAGAGACGGGACAGTATTAACCAGACGGTTTCCTACGGGAAAAACGTCAAAAAAATGTGTCCGCACAAAAAAATTCTTTCTTACACGTACCCTTCCCTATACGAGGGAAAGGTGTGGTACATTGGTTTTTATGCAGAAGACCCGGCAACGGGACGTATGAGGCGTAAGCGATACAAGTTGGAGCACATCAAGGGTGCCAAGACAAAGCGCAGGTATGCTCAGCGCATGATTTTCCAACTGATGGATATGCTCGACCAAGGATGGAATCCCTGGGTACCAGAGGAACCCTCTATCCTCTCACCTGAATTCGGTGAGACGTGCGACCGTTATCTGGAGTATGTAGAAGCGAGGGGAAGGAAGGGAACGCTGAGGGCAGACACTGTGCGTTCTTACCGTTCCTATTTGAATGTATTCCGAACATGGTGTACGGAAAGGAAACGCCCAGTGAGTGTGTGCAGTCAACTGACGAAGGCCGTGTGCTCGGAGTTTTTGGACTATGTATATATGGATATGAACGCGAGCGCATGCACACGTAACTGTTACAAGGTATGGATGAGCGGGTCGCTGTTTGCCTGGATGGTGGAAAGGGGCATTCTGAAGGAACGCCCGACGGATGGAATCAAATCACTACCGAAGAGCACAGAACCGAAGTCGCGCTCCATCATACCAGAGAAAGAATTGCTCCGACTGCGAGAATATCTGGAGGCTAAATGTCCTCATTACTTGCTTATCGTATATTTGCTGTATTACTGTTTCATACGCCCCAAGGAATTGTCTATGCTCCGGCTGCGTGATATTAACCTAAAGAAAGGTGTCATTACCATACCCGGCGAAATTTCAAAGAACAAGCGGACTGACTGCGTGACGTTGCCGACAAAGGTCATTCATTACATGCTTGACCTGGGAATCTTCGACAGCCCAGCCTCATACTATCTCTTCAGTGAGGACTTCCGTCCAGGACGTGTGGCGAGAAAACCGAAGGCAATGCGCGACTGGTGGCAGTACCACATCATGCGTGACTTGCGCTGGCCGAAGGAGTATCAACTATATAGTCTGAAGGACACAGGCATCACGCGATTGCTGCACCACGTTGATGCACTTACTGTCCGGGACCAAGCTCGTCATTCCGACATCAGCATCACGAACATCTACGCGCAGCACAGTGGAGAAGCCGTAGAGGCACTGCAGGAACTGGACGATGTGCTGTGACTACTTCAATGGGAGGAAACGTCCTATAGCATAAGGGAGCATGGCCCCATTGCGTGCCTGATACTGCATAGAGATACATACGAAACGGCGCCCAGCGATATTAAAGATAGGAGTGATATCCATCCTATCCTTTACCTTTATATATATAGTATGTACCTCCTTATCATCAATTTTCAGAGAGTTGGCGTATGTAGTCGTCAGGCGCGTACCGAGGTCAAAGGTTATATCTTGCCAAATATCATATTTGTCCCAGAGTGCATCCAAAATATAGTCGCGCCAGTTTCCTTTCCAGTTCTCCATGTAATTGCCATACAGTCGAGCGTCGATATACCGATGAGTGAAGATTTGTGGATAACATGCCGTAGCATACCGTTCGTAGGTGCTGCTTGAGGGGTCATGCGATTCTGCCAAGACACTGGTCTTGCCGAGGAACTGAGCTACATATAATTTATCCTGTGCGGTATCTCTTGCTTTAGGAGCACCACCCTCGACCCATTGATTTAATCCATATTCGCTGCTCGTAGTGAAATCGGCTCCGACTATTCCGCTTTGCTGGGCGAAAGGCACGACTACTCCACATACCATAGAAGGGTCAGTCATATAAATAGCCATCACCATACTCTCTGCAGGAACAATCTTAAGAATAGTCTCGGAAGATACACCTTCCTTATAGGATGAACTCTTTACATGGGCGAACTGGTCTACCCGGACAAACCGGTATGCGAAGCCTCCGATACCTCCTTTGGCCAGCATCCATTTGCTACGGGTTGAATCATCGTACAAGAATACAGCTTTATTGTAGAAATCCGCATTTCGATATGAGGAGGCTGCACCATTAAATTCGGAATACGAATTAAAATGTTTGATGGCAACGATGTTTTGAAGGTCATCAGACAAATCCCCTCTATAACCGTATGTCCGGGAAGGGAAATCATATTTCACAAATTCATAGCCATAAACGTAGGATTCGGAATCCTCATAAGTCCTCCCTGGAGACTCATCGTCTTTGATGATGTCTTCGGGTCTGATTGCTACAGTATTGGCTTGCTGATAGTAGAATGTTTCGCGGTGGAGAATCTTCACAGAATGCTGAGCAACGTCCAGGATGATGATGACATTGAACATACGCTGAATCTGCTCAAGAAAATCATTAACAGTCCAGTTGGGAAGCATTAGACTTATAGAGGAAGTTTCGTATCCATGAATGATGATAAGTCGCTTTGCATACTCCAGTTCTCGCAGGACATTATACGTCACATCCCATCCTAATGCCTGCAGAACCCTTTCTACGACTACAACAAGATACGGCTGCCCGATGAATTTTGTGCCAGGATGAAAAGACTTTGGGCCTCCATTCCACAAGTCTGTATATTCGGCTAAGTTCACCATCTTACCAGTTGTTTCGCGTTCGACATTCTGCGTAACAAAAGGAAAATTTTGATATTCCACCATCACTGGGGTACAGACAGCAGGTACGCTGAGTGGTGTAGCTTCAATAGTAGCTAATGCTTCAGCTGAAGTATATTCCGGAAGCGAGCCAAGGTCGAGTTGGTTCAAGCGTAAGGATTTTCCAATTGCATTAACCTCGCTATTGCCACCGACTATCTGTATTTTAACGAGGTTACCACTACATTCTAGGATAATCTCCGTACCCTCAAGTTGCACCCGTCCTCCGACGAAAAGCCGCGCAGCTCTTCCGGTAAAAACAGGCTTACTATTTATGCGATTCAGATGCTGATAGAGTTTGGCGTTGTCGCCATCGCGGAGGTCTATGTCGAAATCATAGGTAAAAGTACCTCTGTTCTGTTCGACATCAAAAATGGCATTATATTCGTAGAAATCAAGTGAGATGGCAGGGTTGAGTGCTACGAGTTGCTGTCCTATTTCAAGTCTAATCATTTTCGGGAAGCATTACGATTGATAGTGTCGGTTAGTTTTTGAGCCTCGTTAATGCCACCTTTACCAGTAGTGTAGCAATAGGCAGGGCTCGGTTCCTTGTATGCCTCAGTGGCACGATCCATAACTTTCTCAAGACGGATGAGTGTGGTCATGAGCGGTTTTAGGTCAATTCCGGCAATAGGCAAAGAGGTCGTATTATATGCCGCTGGGGTTCCTGCGGCATGTCCAGAGGCCACGGCAGCTATCTGCTGTCCGGAGAGGTTGGCGATGCTACCCGACCGCTGCGCTGCGTCGATGAGCTGGAGAACGGGGCGCACATGGGGATTACGGACGGCATGGCGGTTGGCCACGAATTCGTTAGAGTGGACAATGCCCTGCGGTTCGTCCCATCTGCCGTCGGGTGTGAATCCGCCAACATCAAAGTTGCTGATAGCTCCCTTGGCTAGTCCGAATGCCGCCTTAATGGCAGCCATCTTAGCGGTAGCCTTCAAGATAGCCGAAGCAATCCCTGCAATGGTACTGGCCTGTGCTATGGCATCGGCCATAATCTGAGCCTGCTTAATGAGAATGTACTTCTCAACAATGGCGAGTGCATCCTTCAGGAATTCCTTGCCGGCATTCTTCATCCCCTCCTTGAAGTCATCACCAAAGATGGCATCTGCCAGATTCTCACCCAAATTGCCAAAAGCGTCCTGGATGTCGGTGGCGAGGTCCTTAATCTTGTCGGCATACTTCTCCAGTTCCTCGGATGCCGTCTCAGCTTCGTCAATTTGTGTATCCTTCTCTTCCTTAGCGGTCTGGGCTGTAGCCTCTTTCGACTGGTTCTGCACCTCCTTGCGTTTCTGAGCATATTTCTTTCGAAGAGAGAGCAATGCTTCCTCGTACTGCTGCTCGGTGAGAAGGCGCTGCGCACGCTGCAGCTTCAATTCCTGCAGTTCTGATTCCTCTTGACTTCTTAATTTAGCCAACTCTTCATCGGCCTGCTTCTCCAGGAGTTCCTTCTTCTTCAGATTATAGTTATTCTCCAGAGCGAGTAGATACTCCTTGTACCGCTGTTCTGTCGGGATAATGCCGTTTTTGTAGGCATCCTCCAGATAAGCTTTGCTGGCCTCATACTCTCCATCGAGAGCTGCCAGACGGGCTTCTGTCGTATCTTTGGAAGAAGTCTTGGTCATATCGTCGATGCGTTTCCGTATCGACAGTTCCATGTCCATGATACGCTGTTGGAACTCCGACGACTGCTTCTCATCCAGTCCGGCCACCTTCAGTTTCTCTTTCAGGCGGGCAAGTTCAATCTGGGCAAGACGTGCAGAGTATTCCTGTTCTGTCTTGATGTCCCCGTCGATGTACTGTTGTTTCAGTTGAGCAGCACGTTGGTTATATTCTGCATCGACGGTCTCTAATGCTTCACGTATGCGTTTCTGTCGTTCTGTTTCTGTTTCCGGAGTTGTGGGAGGAGTTGGCGGGGTAGGTTCCTCCGTATCTGTTGTGGGAGGAGTAGGTAAAGTAGATTCTCCTGTCGTTTGTGCAAAATATCAAGAGCATCGTCGGCCTCTTCAACCCATCCTTGAGCTTCCTGGATTGATTTAATCATTTCATTTCTCTGTTTCAGCAAAGAACCGATTTGTGTCCTTGCTCTTAAACGTCCGACGTCATTTTTCTTCATCCATTCTGATACGAAATCATGACCCTTTCCATAAGTGAGAGCTTGCGGATTATTTATGCCAGAATCTATGAGTTCCTTAATCTCTGGGTGTTCAGCATCAAAGGCACTGAGCCGGTTCTTTCGATTATAAACACCACCCTGCCTCCTATCCCTACTATCTCTCACATTCAACTCATCTTCCACAAGTTGTGTCATCTTTGCCTGGAGGGCTTGTTGTACAGCTACCGCTTTGAGGTTATTTAGATAATTTTCCAAAGCTGCGGTATTATCATTGATGAGTTTTCCTTCAGAAGTAAGTTCTGCATGATAACCAGGAACTATTTTCTTCAGCTCTTGCAAAGCCGTTTTTCTATCTTTAAGAGAGCGATTGTTATCATGAACGGCTGCTGAAAGTAAGCGGATTTTAGCTTCGGCTTGTGCCCTTTGCGCGTTCCCTTCCTTTTCTGCGTCATTCATGTCCCTCTGAATATCACGTTGTAGTTTTTGCTCCTTTGTAAGGCTTTTTGTCCTATTTACTAGGCGACCGATAATTTCATAAAGTGTTATACCAAGTGTGATAAGTATTCCAAAAGCGTTAGCTTTCATCGCAGCATTTAGAGCCGACATCTCTATCTTTGCAGCTGCGATTCCTTTAGTAAGCAGGGTATATCCAGCATGAAGCATGAGAAGGATGGCCTTAAAGCCACCAGCGACACCCTTACCCATGGACGCCGCAGCATTCCATGAAACCTGTGCAGCTGTTGCAACAGCATTTTTTATCGCCAAAGCACTATATGCAGTTGTGAGCAAAGCTAATTGGACACCATACTTCTTCAGGAAGTCAATCATGGCTGGCATGGCCATCACGAACTTGCGGCTCCAGCCAACCATTTGCGAGAAGATTGGAGCCAGTGTCTTGGCCAGTTCCTGTCCTGTAAGGTTTATCTGGTTACGGATTTGCGCCATCTTGGCGGCAGCCGTTTCGCTGTTAATAGCCGCCTGTTCTACGGCCACGTTCGTACCCGTCACGGCTTCGGTGTAGTTGCGCACCTTTTCTGTATTGTCAATCAGGATTTTTGCCACATTGATGGCACGATCGCCGAACATTTTCTGCAATTCGCCCATGCTGAGATGCTTTGCTGCAAGGTTTTCCAGAGCCTTGTCAAGACCGACGACTGCAGGGTTGGTATCCTGTGCATCTGTCTGCAGTTTCAGGAAAAAACGTTTGAGGGCGGTTCCTGCCTCTTCTGCCTTGATACCCTTTTCTCCCAGCATTTCAATGACACCCACAAGCTGTTCGAAGCTTACGCCAGCAGAACTTGCAGCCACACCAGCCTTCACGACAGCTGCAGCCTGGTCCTGTACGTTGGCCGCACCGAACTTCGACCCTGCCGCCAAGACATTAGTAAACCGTACTGCTTGATCCGCCCCAGCACTGTACTGATTCAAGGAAGTGGTGACCGCGTCCACAGCCTCTTTTAAGTCCATCTTAGCAGCTTCAGCCAGACGCATGGCCTCAATCGTGACAGCATTCAGGGCCTGTTTGTCCTGCAGGAGTTCCGGCTTGGCACTGCCCACCAGCATGTAAGCCTCCAAAATTTCCGTGGCCGACTTGCGTACGCGGAGTCCACTCTGCTCCATGGTGGTGCTTAACGTCTCAGCTTGTTTCGTAAGCCAGGCAATGTTGTTGTCATCGAGGCCAGTCAAAGCCTTCAGGTTAGCTGCAGCATCCTCTTTTTCAGATGCTTGTTTGCGGAAGGCATTCAGCTTCATTGAAACCTGTGTGAGGGCTGCAATAGCACTGCCAATCTGGAGGCTGTAATCTTTGAATAGCTGTATGCCCTTAGACAGCAAGGATTGCTGCTGAACCTCTACAGCTTTAATCTTATCGCGATGCTCTTTGAGGATTGCATTGTACTGCCTCAGTTTCTCAGCAGTGCGGTTGTACTCCTCACTGCCTCGGGTCATCGATTTGATGTCCTTGGTCAGTTTCCGTGCCTCAGTCTCTATGCTACGGATATCCTCTTTCACCTCCTTGCCGTCGATGTAGAGTTCAATACCTCGGCGTATGTTCTTATTCTGTGTTGCCATACTTTACTTATTCTTAACAATCTTTGCTCCTTCTATCTGTTCTGCGAGGGAACGTAGTGCGACATCGCCCCAGTAAGCCTGAGCAATGTTTCCCAGTTCCTGCGCCCCTTGCTGTATGCGTCCGTCGAGCCAGTCCAGCGGTTCACGTTTCTTCCCTGATGGTTGCTTTGCAAGCACCTTTTTGGCTGATTTCACGTCGCGATGTGAATAGCCATTCCTGAGCATGTCCAAGGCTTCTGCGCCCCAGTTCCTTTGCTGATACCTGTCCTTCAGCGAAACGACACGATAACCAGGCACTGGCACGCCGTTAATGACAACCCATCCACGTCCGGCACCATATTGACGGAATACGCCGTAGGGTTCGAAGCGGAAGGCAATATGGCGTCCACTGCCGTCGCGCATCTTATCGACATAGTGCTGGATAGACTGCGCCAAACGCCCGCTGGAGTGTGTGCCCACTACCAGGGCCAACCTGGCCTTGGAATGAATCTGTGCAGTCCACTGGCGCAGCTGGGCATCATACTCAGCTTCGGTCATCATCCTCTCTTCAGCCATCGGTACAGTATATAAATGAGGAATAAGATGAACGGAACGGCAGCCCAACAGAAGTAGGCAGGCAGGCGCGTCGTCTTTTTCCTAACCTCTCTGGCCGTAGATTCCCGGGACGCGGCACGGCGTGTCATGTCCGAGGAATCTGCCACTTGAGTTTCCACTTGTCTGTGCTGCTCTCCGTCGGCGTGCAGGGCGCGAGCCTTCACGCTGACTGAAAGCATCGGATGAGTGGAGCGAGGCGGACAGGCAGAATTCGTGTCGGAAGGACAAGCCCTTTCTGGCATGTATTCTGTCGCAGAAGCTTCCGGCATGGGGATGCTGATAGTAGCCTCGAAATCCTCTGCACTGATGGACCACCGCTTCAGGATGCTGTCAACGATGGTATAGTCGATGTTCTGGCAGTGCCTTTCATCAAGAATGGCGACAGCGTTCCGTTCCTCCGCAACAGAGCTTTGCTTTACAGTACGACACCCCTCCAGTGTGAAGGCCAATAGGAGCATTAAGCCCCAGGCGATGGCCAATAACCAGGCTGTTTTCTTGTTGTAAGTCATGGTTAGAAGCGAAATTAAAGAATGAATTTACAGACAGCATCAGTTAATGTTCCCACGATGGCGGCCCTGCCCTCAGGGCTCAGTGCCCACTCAACCTGCTCCTTGTTCGTGTGGAAGAACATCTCCACCAACACAGCCGGCATCACCGTGTCGCGACAAATAGCCAGGTTCTGTGGCCACCATGGAACTACGTCGCCATTGTATTTCCGAACGGGTATGCCACGCTGCTCGGCGGTATGATATAGGCAGCGGGCCAGCGTCTTGCTCCGCTGACTGGCATTCTGTGAGAGTCGGACGGAGAAACCCATAGCATCGCTCCATCCCGAGCGAGCGGAGGCATCCGAGTGTAGGGAAAGCAGTATCGTGTTCCCATGGTTCTGGCGGTGCAGCGAGTTGGCCCTGTACACCCTCGTTGAGAGTGGTGTATCGTCTGGCTCTGGCGTGATGAGCGCATAGGGCACGCTTCGTTCCTCCAGTTCCTCGCCCAATCTTCTGGCTATCTCACGTGCGTACACTCCTTCCAACAGCCTTCCGTCCGGGCTTCGCTTCCCAGCTGTCTTCACGCCATGTCCGTTGTCGATTAGTACCTTTGTCATACTTCAGACCTCCCTTCCCTTGATGACATACAGCCTGCGTACCAGCCACGCAGGAAAGAACCCTGGCTTAATTTCCTCGATATTCTCCACGATAGATATGGCTTCCCTAACCATCAAGAATATGCAGGAAAATGTTTTGAACCAAGCGAGGCTATTGGTACCGCTGCCCGCTGCTGTCTCCACATGGCCAAGTACATGCCCCAAGATGAGCACCGTGCTGTAGAGCAGCAGCTTGATTCCCACGTCTCCCCACCCTCTGCTTGATACAGTGTGAGTAATCCAGTGCTTAACGAATCCGAGCAGGGTGTCAAGCACCACCAAAACAGCGAGGTAAATAACCCAATGACAATCTCCGAAAACGTAGCGTTCCAGGAACTGTGCTACGTAGGTCACGGGCCAGGCCATGACGAAAGAACATAGATATTTGCGCATAGTATAAAAAATTACTATGCGAAAGTATATAGTATAATGTAATTGAGCAAGGACTACTCCTGCATCAGTTCAGGAGTAAGCAACTGTCCTACGACCTCACGCTTACGAGCTGCTTTTTTTAAGATATAATGATTGCGGCATTTTTTCTTCAACACGACAACTTCATAGTGACCACGGATATACAAATATTCCCACCATTCAGGGTCGAGCATCTTTATAGCCTTTCGTCTGACCCCGTACGTATCATAGTGAATCATCAGTCCGAAATAGCTATTCAAGCTGGCCACAAATTTCTCTGCCACCATTGGAGCCATACCATCCTTGGCATATCCATTATATCTATGGATGCATCGATACAAGTTGCCCCTCGTCCTGTTGGATATATATGTCCGCCCTGGTTTGATGACAGCACCTACGAAAGGAACTCCCTTGGAATAATGCTGAAGGTATCTCTTTTTGGGATGCAGCTTCAGCAGCATCTGCTCCTTCAGGTAGGCTTCAATGGGCGGAATGTCATGTTTGAGTTTTTGCAAATCGGAGGTCACGATGGCAAAGTCATCAACGAACCGGAGGTAATTGCCATCATAGCCCAAATGTTTCATGACATAGAGGTCCAGACATGTGGCCAGGAAATTTGCCAGTAGCTGTGTAGGAAGATTACCTATGGCCATGCCTTTATCAGGGTCACTACCGAATAGGCTTTTGCTTGCCGGCAACCCTTCCCAATATGAAAGAGGCGATTTGCGGATGCATGAATCCTCAGGGTGATTAAATATGGTAATGCTCAGGAGGTATAGCAGACAATCCTTATCGTCTTTGTCATAACGTTCCTCAAGGAAGTCCGAGACCATTTCCCAAATAAGGCTTTTAGGCATGGACATGAAGAATGACTGGATGTCACCTTTGAAGACCCATGCATCCCGCGTATAGTTAAGCGAAACCCGCCTAATGATACCATCAAGTCTTTTCACTGCAACCTGGCATCCATGTTCTTTTCGACAGTTCATCGACACATCACCGCACTCCATAAAATGCGCCTCAATGAGTGGTTCTATCCGCATACATATCCAATGATGAACGACACGGTCTATATAAGCAGCTGCAAAGATTTCCCTCTTTACAGGCCTGTTGACAATGAACGCCGTTGATGGAGCCGGTTGATAGTATCCGTAGCATATCTGTTGCCAAAGGTAAACCAGTTGCATTTCATACGAAGAATAGAAGCGCACACAATCTGTGGCTGAATGTTTGTTGGCACAGCAGTTGTCGTACGCTTCTATAATTGAACTGAGAGGGATGTCATAGACCTTGGATGAAGTTGCTGAGATGGCCCTAACCCTATTTGAATTAGTCTTATTGTTGTTGTTGATGTTGCCATTATTCATATTGATGTTCCACGCATTGGAGGCAACTGCAGCCACTGTCTTCGTCTTAACTTCCGTACAACTGGAAGTGGGCTGCCCAATTTCATCAAAAGGTTGCTCACTCATAGCCGCCTTGACCGCTATGACTCCGGCTTTTCGCTGATGCAGATTTACGCCAGGCCGTGCACTGCTTGCCTATCTCGGCAGTCAGTTCCAGGACCCGTCCAAATTTGTCATTCGGAATCTGCCCGAAGTCTCGACATAGTCTCAGATAGAGGCGCAGACTACCGAAGCACCTTGCAAAATCCTGGAGATAAGCGACGCGCTGACTTTTGTCACTGTTTGCGCATTGGACGAGCTCACAACATTCGACTGCTTTGTCCAACAGACGATTGCCCAGATCGTACTTATGTTCCCGGGAAAAGTTATGCTTGGCCTCGACGATGAATTTCGTAAGGTCATACATATCCTTATATATTTTGAGGTCTTCGGTAAGCATATACCACTACTTCTTCAATCGGTGCAAAGATACGTAAAAATCGGGAAATAATAAAAATTTTCGACTCGCTTCGCGAGAAAAAAAATACCTCTTCTCTCATTATGCAAGAGAAGAGGTAAAGAGATAAAGAGTTAAAGATTAAATTGCTGAGATGGCACTAACCCCAGGCGAATTAGCCTTATCGCCGTTGCCGATGGAGCCATTATTCATATAGATGCCCCACGCACCGGAGGCACTATATTCTGTAGATGACCAGTACCACGCGGAAGCGAATGAGGTTCCACCGACTGTAGGAGCGGTCAGGACTGCATTTATTTCAAGTTTGTACTTAGACATGAGGTAAAGTTGTCCAACAGCTGGTAGGAACCAGTTCGAATTGTCCGAACTGAACGCCTTGTAGCTTGCAGCCACAGAAGCTGCGATATCAGTGGACACGCCACTATCTTCCTTTTGCTGGAGGATTTTAGCGGTGTTACCAGCACCATCAAAATCACCATACAAGTTTGCCAAGGAAGCGTAGTCGGTCAGTTCCGAGACATTTACATTTTGGTTCGGCCACCATACGACACCGGTACTGGCATCATTCAGACCTATTATGAAGCTTTTGCCTTCAGCACGGATGCGCACTCCACGAACCGCGTAATTTCTGCGTGCATTAGCAGTGAGTGTGTTCGCCCAATAATCAAGACTGAAATAATCAAGTTGTGAGTCACTGTTACGAAGGACCGCCACCTGCACGTCAAGCAGTCCTCCAGCCCATTTCATATATTGAGTGAGTTCGCTCATTGGGGTGTTGTAACTTAGGCCCTCATTGGGGAATATTTCCTTGAGTTGTGCCACAAGAGCCTCTTTGTTCGCCTTTAATAAGGCTGCGGAATCGATTGCTGCCATAATCAAGCTTCTATTGAGATTGGAAGATAATTGTATGTTGTCGCTGTCTTACTGTAATCATAATACACACGACCACTCGTGAGGTCTACACACCACATACTGCTTGCAGAATATTCACAACAGGTCATTGTCGTGCCTCGGAGCAAATGAGTTGCGGTGCCAAATACGGCGACAAGGCATTCATCTATGACGCCCCGGAACCGATGTACTTCCATATAATGTGCTACCGTTCCCATCACCCATTTAGAGGTATCTTCCAGCCCATCGATTTCTGCAGTGAATGCTTTGTAGGAATTACAAAGTTCAATGGCCGTATTCCCATCGCCACTCTGTGCCGCCACGATAGTAGAGTTGTATTCCTCGGCATTGCGGTCAGTGTATATTTCCGTCGAGCCGGTAAAGTTTGGAACGTTTGCCACATCTTTTGCAGCGCCCCATGGAGCACCTGTCATGGCAGAAATGGCCACGACAAAGCTCATTCCGTGTGAACGCAACCGCACGCCCCTGACAAGATATTCAGCCTTCTGGGTATTCGTCAGCAGATTCCATTCATCTGTCGTGAAATAGAACGCCTTTCCATCACTTGACCTATTGGCTGCAATGGTGCAGTCAAGCAGGCCATTCGCCCATTTCGTATAAATGGGGAACAGGCTGGCTTTGGTCGATTCCGTAACATTCTTGAATCCCAGTTCCTGAAGTACGGCTACTTGCTCCTGTTTATTCTTACGCAGGAGCGTCACTGTCTGTTTATTGTTTGCCATATCTATGAATTTTGTTCTGCATAATCCGCTATCCATTCGTCCGAACTCTCTCCGTTGTAGTACAGGAGTGCCAGTTCATCAATATTCTCAAGAGTGATATCTGGAAGGTCGGATTCAATCTCCGTGCCGTCCTCACCATTCACCTCACGGATTCTATTGATGTATGCCTGAAGACCGGTCGTAACCGTCAATCCTTCATAACCATTGCGCAGCACTTCTATCTCTGTCACCTCTCGGATGACGGAGAGTGTCAAGGTTCCCTCGAAGTAGGGCTTTGCTTGGTTGTTACCGTTCACGTCAATTCCTTGGACGCCCCAATCCAGCAGCTCAAGCATTGCATCGGCATCGCTGACGAGATTGGCTATCACCCTGATTCTCGATATTCGATGAACATTGGCCTGGCTGCTCACGATGTCATTAAAGAGAGACTGTAGGTTGATACCATTACAATTCTCTACAACAAGGCGCGATAGGGCTGTCCACTGGTCCACCATGACACCTGCAGCGGCATTCAGACCGCTATAGACCAGGTTGGGGAGGGAGAGTGCCGTAAATGTCTCCATGGTATCAGGTATGCTCAGCGTTGTTATGCGCGAGCCTTCGGCAAGCGAGGCCTGCGTCAGTTTACTGCCCTTGGCCAAGAGTGTTGTGAGGCGGGGGCAACCGCTGAGGTCAATTGACGCGATGGACGTCTTGACAATATTTACCAGTTCTAGATACGGCATAGAACCCAAGACCAGTGAAGACAGGATGCTATTCAGCAACGTGTTCTCCACGTAGCTTTCCCCACCGATGATAAGTTCCTTCAGCAACGAAAAGTTGGAGAAATCCATTGTTCGCCATGTAGAAGAAGAGACATCAATCCGGGCAATATTGGAAGCACCAAGCACGTACATTGCAGAACCGTCGGCACTGCCCATGGTGATGCCGGTATTGAAGGTGTGTGCTTCGCCTGCCTCAAGATGCACGGGCGTCATACGTCGGCTCTCATCTGTACCTTCCACTCCGATGGTGAAGTAACCAGGTTCAGCTGCAGTCACCTTAAACTGAATACCTGTCTGTGCGCTGTTGGGCAAGCCACGGAACAGAGCCACGTCACTCAGGAACGAGGGTCCGCCATAGTAACCATCGCGAAGCTTGAAGCGCTTAGAGAAGGCCGCACTGAGGAAATGGAGCCCGAGTCCATGAAGGGAGAACAGATAAGTTGAATCGTATGCCATGGTATTGACATACTTGCGTTCTCCGTCATACGAGCTTACCAATTTCGGCCATTTCTTCAGTCGTTTGGTGAGCCAGTAGTATTCATGTCCGGCTGGAGAGAATGGGATAACACCATTCATGTCCTGTGCAGAGCGTGCAGCGGAAAGTACGCTGCCGATAGACACGAATGTACCGGCATCATCTACGACAAAGCCGCCATTCTTGATAGTGTCTTTAAACAGCACGCTGCCGTAGCCCGCATAATACTTCTCGTCTGTCTCGGAATTCGGATCCATGTCGAGAGGAACAGTCTGTCCACAGTCATTATCATACGTCCACAGGCAGTCGCCGTCATACGCGAAGTTGAAATATGCCCGCATGATATTGGATTTCTCCTGGCAGAACCCAATCATCATGTTCTTGGAGCGTTGATCGACGGCCATGTCATAGTCAGTAGCCAGCGTATACAGCATCAGTGAGTATGGATTGAGATACTTGTAGGCATCCGTCTTGAAGAGGTTCACGCTGCCTGTTTCGTAGTCGCACCGGTTGCAGAACTCGAGGAGTTTGTACAACTGGTAGGGAACTTTCTGGTTGTTCTCGTACAGGTCGTTAAGGTCGTCGTCATCCGGATAGCGGCTCTCAAAGTACTTTGTCCAATGTGTCATGCTGCCACCGGTCGCATAGTCTATCATATCCGAAGGCTGACTGACGCCACGCATCCATGCCATGTTTACATAAGTGAGCAATTCATAGCACTGCACGGGATTGAGGGCATCGCCCGTCGTCGTCCAGGCGTTGGTGACGCTGTTCCAGTAGAAACGACCGGTCGTGTCCTGGAAACCGGCACTCTGATAATGGTAGAACTTATAGGTTCCACCATTCGCAATGCGGAAGGTTACGCCGAAGTCTTCATATTCCATGCTACCCACACCTGCATTCAGCTGTGCCAGCGTCCCATCATAATCCTTGAAATCCTCAACGGCATCCACTTCAATGAAGCTTCCGCTCTTTGAATCACGATAGAACCTGTAGTGTTCACCGCAGAACTCAGAGAACATATACAGCTGGCTGGCATCCATTTCCGTATAGTGTGCGGCCACGTATGCCGAAGCCCTCGAAGCCAGCAGAGAATCGCTATTGATAGCATCCGTGATGGTCGTCACCACCACCTCCTTGAAGTCTCCATAATTGATGCACTTGTCGTTGTAGCCCGGCGAGTTCTCGAAACCGAAGAGTTCCGGGTCACCCTTATCCTGGTTCCAGTTGGCCTTGGCATGGAAGTACGCGTTTGCCGGGTTCGGAGTATCTGTTCTGAACATGGCAATGGGAATACTGTCGATGGACGTGTTCTGCACATACTTGCCCGTATATGCCACCTGCATGGGAGTCATATAGTTATTCCCGAGTGCCCTCTGCAGATTGTTGTACATTTCCATGAATGCACCATTGTTGGCACCGCCCGGGTCACTGAAGTCCAACTTCACTGTGACAATGTTTGTCGGTACACTGTCTTCCAGAATTTGAATCTTGTGCTTGGCTATCAAGGCGGCAGCCTTATCGTATTTTGCAAGAATCTCAGGGTCACCATTGTACATTGCGCTGATTTCCTCACGGGTATACATCAGACGCATACTGCGAGCCTTCTTAAATTTAGTCTTGATATTCTTGAGCGGACGTCCAGAGGAAGTGGTACCCTGGTTTGTAGTGGGCGATGCCTCCGCGATGAAGTTCTGCCAAGGACGGAATGGGAAAAAGCCATACCAGTCCATATCCACGATTGACTTTTTGTCCGATGTGCGACTCTCCAGCCAACTTGGGAAGTTGCCGCCATCTTGCTGATCGGCAAACGTGTAGCCCCCTGCTATTGCATCGGCATTTGCTGTGATAACGAAGTATGGCATACCGCTCTCATAGAGCGCCGTGGCTTGCGGACGCACTTTTGTGCCGCTCTCCACATGCACTTTCTCATTCGGGATGTTGGTAGGCTCCTGCGTGATGGCCTGGCTCTGCATGACGGCATTGTTCCAGTTGTACTCCTCAATCATGCTGCTGGTATCACTCAGCTGCAGCAGGTAGTTATGGAAGGCATCGATGTAGTCACCAGAGAATGTCCGCCAGGCCTTGATGCCATAGAGATAGAGGTCGGCATTCGTCCCGTTAAACTCGAAGGTAGCTTCACTATACGCAGCGCTCTGATTGGTATTGTACTGGCACGCGCCACATTCCTCACCATCGACGAACAGACGCACCAGGGCCACGCCACTCTTGGGCGAGACATCTGCGCGTTCCATCACTAGGCCGACGGTCACGACCTGCCCCGGAGTGTAGTTCGCACGGATGGAGGTAGAAACCTTGTTGGCCGCCGCAACAGGGTCTGCCCCTACGGTCGTGAAGATAATACACTTCCCATCGATATAGAACCCGACTCTGCCATCATAGCACTTCATTATGACGGCATCCTCGTCAGCGATATTCTTCGCCATGAACTGGAACTGCAGCAAGGCACCATTCCGCTCCACGTTGCTGTTCTGGAAGAAAGGGTAGTTAAGCCCGGCAGTCATGTCTTCAGCGACTCGCAGAGCCATCCTGCCAGGATCGTCTGGCGTACCGTAAGCCGGCGTTCCGAATGAATCCTTGACAAAGCCGTTCGTCCGCCAGTTGGCACCTGCCGGTACCAGTTCGTAGGTCTCAATCTGTCCCTCGGCATTCTCAAAGCTGCTTGTAATCGACTTGTCTGCGTCGCTGTTGCTTCTGCCCGTCAAGTCGATGTCGAGACATACACCGCTGGTCTCTTCTATATCCACCAAGGCACCGCTTACGGTCACTACCAGTGGATAAACGTAAGCCAGATTTCCGCTTACAGCTTCGTAGGTGAGCGACACGCTCCCGTCGGTAGGCGAGACATTCTCGATACGTTGTGTCAGCGTATAAGTGGTCGCCCTGTTTGGCGTGACGGTGGCCAAGGTGGTCTTGTTGCCGGACTTGCTGTTCGTGACAAAGAACGAGGCGGCTCCTGTAATCGTGTTCGTCGGGTCAAACACCGCGTAATCGATGGAAACCGTCTCCAGCAGTTTCTTGGTCATGGTCTCTTCGTCACTAATCCATCGGAGAGCAACGAGCGGAGTGTCATTTCCCGTTTCGATGCAGAATATAGAGGTATATAGGTAGTTTCCCACGACACCACTGTTATGGTCAACGCCGTGGATTCGCAGGGGGTAAGAGCCATGAGACATGGCGAACTTCCCGTCACCGAACACATCCCTGGGAGAGATTGCGAGTGCCTTGGTCGCCGTGTTGGTAATCGTCTCTTGGGCCAGCACCTTCCATTCACCGTTCACATAGATTTCGATTGTGGCATCAATGGTACCCACGTTGTTCGGGAACTTGTAGAGGTTGATGCTGTTCGTTCCACCTCCGACACGCAGTACGGTATCGCTGGTGTAGTTCAGCGTCTGTACACTCTGGATGGTCACATCCACGGCGGTCAGCGTGATGGTCTTGGTCAGCGTCAGTGAGCCGGCTTCCACCTTGACAGCTAGTTTTAACGAACCGGCGACGGTAAACAGTCCGCTTACGTCCACCAGATAGTATGCACCGGTAGCCTTCGGGTTTACGACCTTTACCAATTCAGCCTTTGTAGCGTTGTTGCTGACTGTGATAGAGTCTATCTCATCTTCCGTGTCGATGTCAAGAGCCAGCTGGAAGGGGCGCCCTGCAGCACCGTAACGTGTAGTTCCTTCGGCGAAGGTGAAGTTGATGGTAGCTCCGGAACCGCCCGAACCGCCACTACCCCCCATCGGGATGTTCTCCAGCGAAAACAGCGGGTCGCCTTCCTGTTCCTCATCATCAGAGGCAAAGAAATGTAGGTTCACCGTGCCGGCTTCCTCGTTTTGCTCGAACACTGCAGACGATGGAATCAGATGCGCTGCACCTCCCGTGCTGAAGGCATCCTGTCCTCCCACTTCCGGGGTATCGGAGGTTTCCACCTTGCCGCCGCCTCCGAAATCCTTCCACTGCGAGAGGTCGGTGAAATCTGTTATCTGGCCACAGAACTGCTTTGCCTCGAACTCCGTTTCTCCGATGCGGTATGACAGGATAAGGCCCGGCTTACGGTACTGGACACCCGTCGTTGCCTCATGCGCGGCCAGTGCGTCGATGGCACTACTCAGTGTATAGGTCGTGGACGTGCTGCCCAGCAACACATTCAGCACGACTACAGCTTCCGTTCCGGCAGCAAGCGACCCGAAGTCGTTCCAGTACGAGGCATCCAGCCAATAGCGGTCGTCCGTCGTCGGGCCGATGAACTGGTATGTCTTCCACGTGGTCGCACTGATGGCGAAGGTGACGACAAGACCGATGGAGAGTTTGCCCTTGGCCTTGGCGACATGTACGGCACTCAAGGCTACATTGTCCGTATTGACCAGACTGTAGAATCCGCCGACTGGCGGAACCTCATTGGATACATTGTAGATATTTCCCACACTGGAGAGTGAACTCAGGCTTTCCCGGATATCGTCTATCTGGTCTTGCAAGCCCTCCGCTACACCGCCTATCGTGGAGAGAAGCGAATGCACCTGAAAGAAAGGAGCAGAAGCGGAAGAATTGAAGTGGATAATCCACAACCATTCATCGGTGGGGTCAATGACGGATATCGAAACCTCCCCGTTGCTATTCTCGTGAACAGATGCCGGCATCATATCCTTTGTGCCGTCGCTGACGAACACGGGCCTATTGTGTTGTGCAGCCCCGTATGCGTCGTGTACAGAGCGTATGAAAGAAGAATCAACCGCTTCCGAGTTCAGTGTGGCCAGGCTTGAAGGCAGGTTCAGGATGAAAGGAGCCTGCCCATCGACCGCTGTTTGCAGAGATTCGAGCGAAGTTCTAATCCTCGCGACAGAAGAACGCAAATCAGCCGAGATATTAGTTACAGAGAAGTAGTCGTCAGTAATAGTAAGGTCGAGATATAAAGTATAGATATCCCCATTGCTCCCCAAAACAGCGAAAATGATATTGTCGTTCTCATCTCCATAGACAGACACTGGCCAATATTCAGATTCCGTGGTATTGGCTCCCGTCGTAGAATAGTAAATGGGGCGTCTTTGACTGAGTGCTGCATGCACGGCATCCTTCAGTATCAACACATCAGATTCCGTACTGAGAACTCCGTTAAGTTCCTCCAAGCTGCGCGTATGGCTGCCATCCAGCACGATTACAAATGGTGCTACATCATTTATCCCATTCAATGCTTCAGACCGGTTCTGGTCGATGGATGACTGTAAGGAAAGTTCCGCCTGTTGCCAGGCATCATCCACATTGCCAATATACGTATTCAGGCGTTCGTCTGCACTTTGTCGCGCTGCCTGCTCCTGTGAGATTGCCGTTTCCCTGGCAGTGACTTCCCGGTCTATATTCTGCTGCAGGGTCGCATCCGCCTGTGTGCGCTGCTGTATCTCTGTCAGCAGGGAGTTCGTGGAATTCAGGATGCTTTCCCTGAGGCTGGCCATCTGCGCCGGTGTAATCACGCCAGCCAGTGTGTCTGTCAACACGGGCACCGTGAACGAGCGTTGCACAGTGCCGCCAGCCTTAGTCAGGGCGTTATAGGAGAAAGTAACCCCCGAAGCCGATGGTGCCATGCTCAGCGAACCGCCAATCACAGACTCGCTGGGGATAGTCTGCTCCAGGGCTTCTTCTATGGCGTCGGCGATGGCACGGTTTCGTGCGGTCACCTCGGCGCTGTCCGCATCAGCGGCATAGTTAATGATAAGCTTGAGGATGGAACCCACCAGTTCGGCGGTATTCCCATTCTCTTCCGTCATGGTGCGGACAGTTTCCGCCTGCTGCAGTATTTCAGATTTTGTGGCCATAGACCTTATGAGTTGAAGTTTTCATTGCAAAGAACATCATTAAAAGGGGTAGGTACAAGGACACTGACCGCCCATCCGTAGAGTGCTGCGTCCTTGAATTCGATGCGCGTACCTTCGGTGCCCACCAGCTCGAAGGCGGCCATGGGCTGCACGCACGCCTTGCGGTCACGCTCCATGCGCCGCAGGAAGTCTGTCATAATACCGCGTGTACGGGCAAAGGCCTCCATGACAGAGGCGTAGCTTCCCGTGTCGCGGATATGCTCCAGGAAGTAGAGGTTGTACTGGTCGCGCATCCACTTATTGCCCGGTCCGCCCGTGAAGACGAATCCGTCCGTGTCGAGCGATACACAGGGGTAGTGCATCAGGCGCTTCACCTTGTTCTCGAAGTCGCTGGTCAGGTCACTGAAGTGGCACTCCCCGTCGGTGTGCCGGATGAGGGCGTGCTCGCGGCACAGTGCCTCGATGTATTGGCTGAATGTGGTCATTTCTGAGTCTGTTGAGTTTTAATCTTTCCGTCGATGATGCGCAGTGCATCCATGCAGGGCATCTTCTGGTACTCCACGATGAAGGGAATGTTGTCCCCGACGAAGCTGTCAAAGAGCTGGAGCCAGTCGCTGGCATGAGGTTTCCCATCCGAAGATCCACGTGGAAAGAGGTGTCTGAACGTCTGTGAGAGCCAATTCTTGATGAGAATCCAATTCACGAAAATAGCGAAGCGCGTAGCTGCTGAGTAGTGATGATGAATGTACGCCTCACGCTTCTCCATGGGGACTAATACTTCCTTCTTGGATTCGATGATGAACGTCTCATGTTCACGCAGGTAGAGCGAGGCCACCAGGCGGTCAATGAACTGCTCCCGCTGCGTCACACAGTAGTAGGAGAAGAAATTGTCCGCCGTCATGAACTGCTGGAAGCTCATCCCGTCGAGCATGGGACGTGGGGCATGAAGCTCATCCAGAAAGAGGCGTCCTCGGATGGGGAGTGAGGGTATCAGGAACTTGTCGATTCCCTCATTGAGCCTCGGAATGTACTCCACCATGCCGTCCATCTCCATCCACACCCATTCGGGGAGCCTGGAAGAGAAGGCTTGCCGCATCCCCGCGAAGCGTTCCCAGAACGCGCCACGGTCTGTCATGCGCATCACGTGCAACACCGCCGTAAGGAACTGTCCCTCGTTCATCTCGGCATATCTCTCCGGCACGTGGTACACATGAGGTTTCCCGTCTATGGTCACTTGCAGTTCTCTCATGCCCAGAATGTATGTTTGTGGTCATTATCACGGTTGTATGCGTCTTCGGGGTGCCCCTTAAATTTCTCCGGCATATTCTCCTCCACCCAGCGGATGGCGCGGTGCAGATAGCGTTCGGCGGTGTGGAACAACTGTGTAGCCTGGCGTTCCCGTTCCCGGTCGCCGGCAGGGTTCTCGTTTTGGTTCTCTTGCGCGTTAGCTTGGATGTTGGAGTAGTAGAGTCCACGGTCAGTAATGCTGCCGATGTTGCGTACATGCTCGGCCAATGCCTTGCAGATGACGGCGGCTGCCACCGTCTTTCGAAAAGCCTCCAGACGTTTCACCTCTTCGGCATCAGCCACCGTCCCGTTCAGATATGCGTACAGTTCCGTACAAGCATCAGTGCCGATGACCGGCACCACGAAAAGTTCCATAATGCGCCGGAATGCAGGTCGCAGCTTCAGGAACACCAGGTAGGAGCCGTTCACATAGTAGTATCGGTCTATCTCCTGCGCCCCACGCACCAGGCTGCCCTGCATGTCAATGTAGGCAGGAGCATCGGTATAGTCAGGGAACTCCATGGTGTGCTCCTGCATGTATCGCAGCAGCTCGTCCAAGGCATTGAAGCCCTTGTTTCGGAACTGCATCTTCAGTTCCAGTTCCTGATAGCGATAGATGGGTTTGTACGTCTCACCTTCGCTACGCTGGAAACCTTGGTCAGTGATGTGGGTATTCAGTTCGGTAAATGAATACCAGAAAGCCAGGTTAGCAGTAGCCCTGCGCAGCATGGCCAGCACCTTGGTTTCCTCCTCCGACATGTCGTAGTCCTCGGTTTCCAGCTTTTTCGTGAGGTCACGAAAATGATCGCTCAGGGTGTCGCCCAGCAGCGGACGGATGAACATGTCATAGGCGTTAGCGAGCGGAGCTTCCACCTGCTCCTCACTGAGTGCCTGGCTCACGGGTATGAATTTTTGCAGTAGTCCTATAGAATGGACAGATGCGCAGTAAAAAAGTCCTTCCATATTATTGTTGTTAGCTGAGAGTTCTTGTTGTACCTGCCCCGGAGTCCAAGGTCGTCAGTACCGTGTTGCGGAACCGCAGGGTGATATCCGCCTTGTACTTTGCCTTCAGAAACATCTGAATCGGGTCGAGCAGGTTCTGGCGGTCAATCCAGGCATTTGCGATGTTCACGAGGAATGCCTCACGAATGTTCGAGCCTCCCTGGTTTCCGGCATAGTTGCCGCCGGGCATACCGGCTCCGAAGACGTTGGGGTTCACCATGAGGGCAAACAGAATCTCGGAGTTGGCCGCAGCCGAAGTCACCAGGTTCTCGCCTCCCTTGTACTTATTGTCCAGTGCGGTAATCTTCCATTCTTCCTCCACCTTGCCGTTACCTTCGTTCACGGCATAGTGTGTGAACAGCGGCTTCTCGGCATTCTCCACGCCGCAGAGGTTCTGCTCAATCTTGTCCATGAACTCCTGAATCTTCCGTTTCCGCTCGTCCGGTTCATAGTCCTCGACGGGATATTTTCTGTCCCAGTAGCTGTAGGGTATCTGGATGTGCCACTTCCATGTAGTCTGGTTCTCGTAGGCCTTCTTCAGGAACTTGGGTACCAGGTGGGCAATCTCTATCCATCCCAGGATATATGCCGGCAGCCATATCGGTTCCGAGTAGATATCGTCGTTCGACCACGAGTCACGGATGGGATAGACGAAGGGCTTGCCCTTGTCGCCCACCATACGCAGGAAGCAGCCTTCGGGGTCGGCATCGGGCAGCACATCATAGATAAACGCCTTATGGTCGGTCATCTTGTTGAAAGGCCAGTCGCCCGAGACGATGCACTTCATCTGTCCGTACACATCGGGCAGCGTGTATCGGCAGAAATGAGCGTTCAGTGCCTGCAGCCCAATGATTTCGCCCCGTCGGTTGGTCACCATCTCGCAGAACGCCGAGCCGAACTTGAAATAGTCACGGCTGGCCTTCTCCAGGAAGCGGCGCACCATGCGACTGTTCACGTCGGCCTGCACCGCCTTGTCGCTGATGGGCGACAACACCTCGTTGCCGTTGGCATCGAATCCTGTCACCTCACATGGGAAGATACCCTGTCCGACGGTCAACGAACGCAGGAACTTCAGGCCCGTGTTCAGCACCGAGGTTCCCTGTATGGTCTCAGCTGCACGCTGAGGGAACGAGTTGCCACGTCCCCATGCTACTACCTGATGCCCTTCGAAAGCGATGGTGCGCAGTTTCTTCCAGTCGAATGGAGCGATGTAGTCACGCTTCTTTGACTCTGCCTTGTTGCTCTCGCGGCCTATGCTCTCCACGAAGGCCGTCCGGCTGGTCATCATGACGGGTGTGCCGCTCTTGTTAAACAGTATTTCCATACACTTTTAATATGTGCCACATACCACTTTGTGGCCGTTAAACTCCAGTATGTTATCAATGCGCACGGGATAGACGTGACCCTCCGGCTGGCCCTTGCAGTCGCAGGGTTGCAGGCCACGCACGCGCTGCTGCTTCATATTCATGCGCCCGGCACCGCACACGATGCACTGGGGGAAGAAGCGCAGCTTGCCGCTTGCTTCCACGAACTTGGCTGAATAGACTATGGGGCGTCCCTCCGGCGTGCGTCGGATGTCCAGCATCTCCAGCATCTGTTTTCTGGTTATCGGTTCCTTCTGTTTCTTTTCCATCATTCAAAAGTTTCATCAAATGTCTTGTCGAATACACCGACATGCGGAGTGTTGGGCTTGCGGGTGAATGTGCGCTGGCGGTATTCACCAGTGTAGCGCCACTTCACCGAAAGGCCGATGGGCTGGTCATGGGGCGAGCTGTCCGTAAGTTCCACCTCGGTGATGGTCACCTCCACCAGTGCCCCGTCTTCTATGGTATATACCCACGGCGATGCAGCCATGTCCCAGACCAGGTCTCGCCCAGCTTCGCTGAGCGGCCCGGTGTACGAGGTGTGAATCTTGCGCAGCGTGGTATAGGCCTTGCGGTAGTTGTTGTGCTCCAACAGGAACGTGCCCTCAAACTCAGCCTCGCGCTGTTCGCGTCCCGTCATGGCCACGTATTCCGGCTCCCCCATGGGGCCGATGAAGGCAAACGTGCGTTCCTGGGCACGGTGCCGCCGGTCATTGATGTAGCGCACGCTGTCGCGCAGCACGGGCTTCTCGCCCGACGTGTCGAATATCTGGAAGTCGGCGTAGATGACATCCTTCACATCCACGTCGATGAGTCCGGCCAGGCTTGCCAGCGTGAAGTGGTGGCAGTACATGGCGTGCTGTGCCGTGACGTTGTCTTCCACGGTGTGCAGTGTGGGCACGCCCTGGTCGAAGCAGAGCATTTTCACCAGGAGTGAGGTGTCGCCCTCGCCTCGCCAGAACGACACGGAACAGGGCTGGTCTGGCACGACGCGACATTCCGACTCGCGCTGCAGGAACCGCTGTACGAGGTCGGCGCTGAGCGTATGGAGGTAAGGTGTGCAGACGCCCGAGTAAACCACCGTGTAGGTGTCCGACCAGTTCAGGACCGAGCCCACATACTCCGCTATCGTAAGCCTTACGGGCAGGTAGTAGTCTGCCAGCACGGTCTCGTCGAATCGTGCCAGGCGCTGGTCGTCCATGAGGTTGAAGTAAGGGAGCAGGAGTTCCCTCACGTCGTTGATTTCCACCACGCCCTCGGCGGATGGCGTATAGACCTCCGTCAGCTCATACGTCTGGCCTGCCGTGTCCTCGATGGTTAACTTCAGCGTGCGGTCGGCGGTGACACCCGCCTGTCTCAGACGTATGGTGTCCAGGTCGGCCAGCAGGTAGGGGGCTGCGTGCGGGTCTGGGATAAATGTGGGATATGCTTCTACGAATGCCATGGTTCAATATTGACGATGCAAAGATGGTCCACTATTCCTATATATAAAAGGACACCCACAAACGCAAGAAAGCCGCGACCCTCGCGGGCAGCGGCTCTCCATCGTCAAAAAAATGTGCCTGGTTATAATCAGCCGGGCAGGGCAGGCGGCACGTTGCCCAACCCGAACTCCTGTTCCAGCTCTCGTTCCCCGTCGATACGGTAGAGAGCCCACACAGCCATGTCACCTATCAGGCGTGTGTCGAACTGCAGTTCTCCCAACACCTTGCTCACGTCAGCGATAGTCAGTTCCGGAATGGTCTCTCGCAGACGATAGACAATGTCGCCTCCGGTCAGGAACTCCTGGTCGGCTCCCTGGATTGGTGCATTAACATAGTGCTGCAGCACATAGTCGCGGAAGAGGCGAATGCCGCGTCCTTCCTCATTCTGCCTTTTGTTTGCCTGTTTCATCGCTCACCTCCTTCAGTATTTGGTTACACATGTCTCTTAGCGTGGTCACTTCCTCGATGCTTAGGTACTCCAGTGTCTCGTTGTCCATCTTGGGGTGGTCGCTGATGCTGATGAAAATCTCTTGTTTCACGATGTCGCGTCCATAGAAGCGCTCTGTGTGAATCTCGTAGCTGAACTGTGTCTTCATTGTCTATTTTTGTGTTTTAATCTTAACTTCGATAAAGGCTTCCGTGTCCAGGTCGTAGGTGGTGAAGCCGCGGACGGCTTGAAAGTCGAAGATGGCGATTGTCTTCTTCATACTCTCGTCACGATAGCACACCACTTGAATGCCGTCCTCAGAACGGGAAATTCTCAATACAGGTACATCTATCCCACTCACGCATCCTCTCAGGTCACGCTTTGTTTTAATGCACAGAATCTCTACGTCCTGCCCATCCACGAACACCATACCTATAGCGTCAAACATGGGCTTCAAAGCCTCGCGTATTTCCTTTCGAATACGGGCGGTTACGGCCTGGGCTTGATTGCAGATGTACATTTTCATACCTCACCTTCTTTCTGCTCTAGAGCACCGGAGCTCACGTCGGCCTGGCATGACCGTTCCTCCTCTCTCTGAATTTTGACTCCGATAAAATATCCCTTATATGGGTCATAAGACCAGAACGCCTTGATAGGGCTGAACCAGGCCCGTCCGATGTCGGTATCCGTATCTCTTCCTGAGGACAGCGTCATCTGTATGCTTCCATCCGTGGAAACAGAGACATCGAGGTGGGCAGGACTATTCTTAGGCTTATCCTCCTCCAGTCGCTGACGTACGAGGTCGGCCAAAGCCCTTACGTCAACTTTGGCCATGAAGGCTTTGTTTTTCGCACGTGTCAGCATGTGCAGGGCCTCGTCGTAGAACTTCGGGTGCTGTGAGGCCTCGAAGGTGTAGTGGCAATAGAACATACTCATGGCTCACTCCTCCCCGACGTTAAGTGAATACTCGGCAAAGGCCGGAACCATCGTGGCCACGATGACCAACGCGAAGAAGGCATACCAGCCGTCCGGCTGCGGTACCAGCGAAGCATAGAGGAGCAGGGCGTCTGTGGCCAGGCCGCCAACAATGCAACGCCATAGGAATGCGTTGGAGAGACGCCCGTTGAACAACGTGCTCACGAAACGGTTTTCGCGAGCAAAATAACTCACTACTGCGAGCACCAGGCTCGTCAGGCCCTGACCAGGGGCAGTGTAGGTCAGCGATGATTGTTGCATATCGCACTATCTTCTAAGCATCCGGGAACCGCCCGGCGCGGCATGCAGAGAAACGGCTGCACATCCCGTTGCTTAGAAGATAGTGACTTCACCCGAAGGGCAGTTTATCTACGAGATGGCAGCCGTTATAAGGTTGCTCTATGGGCATTAAAAAAGCCCGGAGTTGAAACTCTGAGCGACTGACGTGCGCCCTGCCGAGTGGATTACCACTATCTTCTAAGCGAGAGCAAAGGTAGGGAGAAAAAACGATTCCCGCAAACGAATCGGCAAAAAAGTGCGGATTCGGGTACGAAAATCGTGGAAGGTAGGGTAAGAAAAAGCCATTTCCTTAACACGATGGAATACTCATGTTAAGGTAATGGCAAATAATTGACGTGTGCAGCTTCAGAACTTATAGACGACCTCGCCGGCCGAGAGGCGAAGTTCGCGCCC